AAATTAATTTAACTTCATTCAGCAAAACAGCCTTTTTGCAATTAATCAAAGGCGATGTGAAAATCAACAAGGTAATTTATGACGCTGAAAATTGGCAAGAAGTGTTAAACTATATTAACACAATGAATATTGAATATACTCAAGAACAAATTGAGTGGACAAAACGAAAACTTTGGAACGATTAAATTATAAAACGAGGGGTGCGACTCGGTAACGCACATTAACAATTTATTTATTATGAAAAATTACTTTTTTGACTTATTAGATGAAGTCACGCCAGCGAATGAAGAACACAAAGAGTTTTTAAAGGTGTTTTCCTTCGGTTTAACGCTATTTCTCGGCACGTTTGGACTACTTATATCACTTTTAATTTTAATGCGATGAGAACGGCTAAAAACACGAAGCCAACTTTGATTGAAATAATCAACTATTGGCACGACCAAAAGAAGAAAAATATCGGTCGTTTAAATATGCAACATTATTTAAGGGTTTGCGAAGCTAAAGCGTATAACGTTCGTTGGAATGAAGAACATAAAACCTGGAGCAGAATATGAAATATTTAATAATTGGTTTGTCAGCATTGATAATAGAAATATGTTCAACTTTTTACATTCGGTTTGTAGCTGAAGAGCATTTTTTAGGAATGATGTTTTTCGCATTTATAAGCCCGTTTCTTGGACTTCCCTTTGTTGGGTATATCGTTGAATCTAAAACGTGGGCAGAACGTATTAAAATGGCTTTTTCAAGTGCCTTTGGATATTTGATTGGGTCCATAATAGTAATTTTATTTATTTTGTGATGAAATACAGGTGGATTAGAAAAATAGTTCAAACGTACAAGGATAGAACCTACGTTAGTTATGCGGTAAGTATTAACGATAAACATCTTTATAGTTCGTCCGTGTTGGAGTATTGCGAAGAGTATGTTGTGAAGTACGCACAAAAACACGGAATCAATTACTGCGATATATTAAGAACTGGAAAACATAAAAGAATTAACAATGAAAGCTAAACGAGTAACAGTAAGTTTTGACTATACTAACTTCGATGTTTTGGAATCAATGCTGGAGCGACTAAAAGACGAATTAATGCAAGGCAAGGAATATTTTGAAAGCGATGTTCACGACTGCAACGGAGCGAAACGATACCTTCAATTTATGCAGGAGTATAAATCTAAGCGTAATTTTATAGTAAATAAAGACGTAATAACAATTAAATCAAACGTATGAAAAAGCAAGAAGAAATTGAAAAAGATATTTTAGATTATTATAAAAAGTATGTTGAAAATGATATGATTAAAGATATTAGTAAATACAATTTTGAAAACCAAATTAACGACTTTATTAAATTTCATTTTACTTATATTGATTATTCAGCACCTTTAACATTTTCGCCTGATCCTATTGATTTTGTAATTTATAGTAAAAAAGAAAAAAGATTTATTTATATTGAATATCCATGGCGACAAAAAAACGGAGAATTAACTTATAATAAAATATATTTATGACACCAAAAGAATTTGCAATAGAATTAGTAGACAAGTTTTATATTGGACTTGGAATAAAAGATTATAGAGTAGCACGTAACTGCGCTATCTTTACTTGTCACCAGCGTATCCAAGAAACAGTTAGCTTAACACGGATTAAGTTTTTAAAAGAAGCAGTAACAGAAATTGAAAAGCTATGACACCAAAAGAGAAAGCAATTAACTTAGTAGATAGCTATCGAAACATTTTAATGAATGAAGACACTGAATGCGGTAATGAAATCCTATGTAGTGTAATTGCTAAACAATGCGCATTGATTGCAGTAGATGAATTACTTGAATTAAATCATCCATATGTAATTGTATATAAAAGTTTTGAAGATAATATTATGGAAGATATGACTCAAGAGTATTATTGGGAACAAGTAAAACACGAATTAGAAAAACTATGAGAGTTCTTATATTATACAACCCTAAACAAAAGATTGACTATCGTAAAATAAAGCGATGGAGGGTTCGTGTTAACGTATCGAATAATTTTTATAAGAATTTTGAGTTTGATTAAAAAATAATTAGTATATTTGTATTCGAGTTCATCCTACATTATAAACTCGTAAAGGTATTATTGACCCTTTGAATGAATGTGAGGTAGGATGCACAGGATTTCAAGGGGTTTTTTTATTTAAAATTTTTAAAAGATGAAATTAACATTTACAATTGAGTTTAACAGAGGTAATGAAGCTACTGTATCAATTTATGAAGAAGAACAAACAGTAACTATTGATTTTGGAGAAGAAGATTATCAGTTTTCTTTTGAAGAATTTGACACGTTAATTAATTTGTTTTACAAGTTTAATCGCATTAAAACAATAAAATGAGCGGTTGGATTAAAATACATAGGTCTATAACTAATCATTGGTTATATTCAGAAAAACGAGTTTATAGTAAACTTGAAGCTTGGTATGATATGCTTATAGCGGTTAATTATTCAGATAGTAAAACGCTTATTAAAGGTAAATTATATGAAGTTAAAAGAGGTCAAAGCATAATGAGTTTAGATAGCTGGGCAAAGCGTTGGAGTTGGGATAAATCTAAAGTTAGGCGGTTTTTAAACACGTTGCAAAATGATAACATGATTGAATTAAAAAGCGACACGATAACGACACAGCTAACTATTTGTAATTATGAAAGTTACCAAGGTGAACGAAACGCAGATGAAACACCAGTGAAACGCAAACGAAACGCAGGTGAAACACAAACGACACCAATAGAAGAAAGAAAAGAAGAAAAGAAGTTTATAATACCAACTTTTAACGATGTTCTTGAATATTGTATGCAAAACAATTTAGACGTTGATGGAGTAAAATTTATTAACTTTTACGAGTCAAAAGGTTGGATGGTTGGTAAAAACAAAATGAAAGACTGGAAAGCAGCTATTCGAACTTGGGTAAAACCTAAACAAATAGAAAATATTTCACCTGAAGAATTAAAAGCATATGAACTTGGATTTTTAAAACCTAAACAATGATAACACAAGAAGGCGATTGCCTACAATATCTTTTAGACTACAAAGACGGCAAAATAAAAGACGGATTAAAAATAGATTGTCATTTAGATGAGTATATTAGGTTTAAACCTAATCAACTAAACATAATTTTAGGACATGACAACGTTGGTAAGACGTATTGGATAAATTGGTATTTCTTAACACTTGCACTTAAACACGATTTAAAGTTTTGCATTTGGAGTGGTGAAAATAAAAAAGCTACAATCTTACGTGACTTGCTTCAGATGTATTATGGAATAAGATTTAAGGATTTAACCTATCAACAAATAAATTCAGGAATAACAATACTTGAACAGCAGTTTAAATTCATAAGCAATAAAAATCTTTACAAGCCAAATGAATTATTGAAGTTGTTTGAAGAAAGCGAATGCAATGTAGCATTAATTGACCCATTTACCGGGTTAGATAGGCAAATGGATTTTCAATCTAATTACAATTTTTTAAATACTTGCCGTGATTTCTGCAATAAGTTTGGTGTTACGATATACATAAACACGCATCCAAACAGCGAAAGCGGTCGAAGTGGCAACATTTATCAAGAAGGCGAATATAAAGGACATTTAAAAGCACCATTGAAAGACCATATAGAAGGAGGTAAAGCATTTTCTAATCGTTGCGATGACTTATTTGTAATTCATAGGTTAGTAAAACACGAAACAATGAAATATGTAACGTGGGTAAATGTAGAAAAAGTAAAGGATATGGACACTGGCGGTAAACATACTGCATTAAATGACCCTATTATGTTTGATTTTAATTCGGGGTTAGGGTTTAAAGTTAATGGAGTTGACCCATTGCAAAGTGTAAGACCTAAACAAAAACACGAAATACAAAACAAGTTACCTTTAATTGAACCCGATATAGTTAACGGAAAAGAATTACTTTCGTTTTCTGAAAAGTTAAAAAACAATCCTTTTTGATTATGAAAAAAATAAATAGTTTAAGCGGTGGTAAAACTTCAAGCTATATAGCTGCTAATTACCCTGCTGATTATAACATATTTTCACTTGTAAGAACAAATGACACAAATTGTTTATTTCCTGATTCAAAGATTAGACAAATTGTAAGCGATAAAATTGGAACTGAATTTATAGGAACATTGGAAGAAGATACTATAATTTACACGATGTTAGATTTAGAGCAGTTTATAGGTCAAGAAATAGTTTGGTTAAGCAAAAACACGTTTGAAGAAGTTATAGGAAGTTATAAAATGGCAAATGGTAAAAATTATTTACCTAATCAAATGACACGTTATTGCACTACGGATATGAAAGTTAAACCGATTGCTCAATGGTGCTACGAAAATACGGAACTACCTGTAGAAATGCGTATAGGATTTAGAGCAAACGAAATGAGTAGAGCAAAAACAATGATTGAACGTGCTGTTAACGGAATAGAAAGTTTTAAATTTAAGGTTGGAGAAAAAAACGGACGAAATAAATGGCAAGAATTACCATACCGAAAGACTACTTTCCCTTTAATTAATGACGCTATATTTAAAGACACAATAGAAAACTACTGGAAAGATAAACCTGTTAGATTTGCATATCAAAATAACTGCGTAGGTTGTTTTCACCGAAGCGAATTAATGCTTAAACATATGAGTAACAAAGCCGAAAAGCAGTTTAATTGGTTTATTGAAATGGAAAAGAAAAACGGATGCACGTTTAAAAGCGGAATAACTTACGAAAAAATTAAAAGTTATCGAACGCAATTAGAATTATTTGACGATGATTTTAATGAATGCGATTCAGGATATTGTGGTTTATAAAATGAATAGTATATCATACAAAAACACGAATAAATGGACGAATTGAATATTATATCAGCCAAAGTAGGAATACAAACTACTTTCTTAAAAGTTAAAATAAGTTTAGAAGAAATAAAAGAAAAACATCCTAATAGACATGATTTAATTTGGAGTATGGAAAGAACCTTAGCAGACCTTCAAGAAATAAGTTTAGTTTATTCAACGATGGAAAAAGAATATAGAGCAGCTTTACAACAAAACTTTAGACTTGAAAGGTTACTTCAAGAGGAAAAATTCAAAGTTCAAGATTTAAAAAGCCAATTAAATTTTAAAGATGTCACGCTGTAAAAACTGCAAAGAGAAGTTTGAGCCTATCCGTTTTAATATGAAATACTGCTTAAACGATGAGTGCGTTCGTGTTTGGGTAGAATCTGAAAAAGAGAAAGTTTGGAAAAAGACGAAAGCAAAAGCGAAGCAAGATTTAATGACTATTCAAGATTATATTAAATTAGCACAACAGATATTTAACAAATGGATAAACCTAAGAGATAAAGGATTGCCTTGTATAAGTTGCGATAAACAAATTACAGGACGTGTAAACGCTTCGCATTACTTTAATGCAAACAACCATTGGAATGTAAGATTTAATGAATTAAACGTACACAGCAGTTGTATTACTTGTAATCAGTATTTAAGCGGTAATCTAATCGAATATAGAAGTAGATTAATTAACAAGATAGGGGAAGAACAATTAACACTTTTAGAGCTGGAAGCTAAGAAAACACGGAAGTTTACAAAGGATGAGTTAAAAGAAATAATTAACATCTATAAATTAAAGATTAAACAATTAGAGTTATATTAAAAAGAATAACTATATTTGTAAAACAATTAAAACTTTAAATTATGAAAAAGTACTACTGGACTATGAAGAATGGTCAAAAAATTGACATTGATTTAATGGATGAAAACCATTTAAGAAACACGCTAAAAATGATTTTGCGTAACATTGAAAACGCTGAAGCTAAAGAACGTGAAATTAGAAAAACACGATTTGAACTTAATGGAGATATAGCGCAAGACCATTACGACCAAATGACTTTAGCTGATTATGAAGATGTAATGCGTTATGGATTTTAACCTTTAAATCAGAATAGAATGAGCGTAACAAATTTTGAAGAGTTCACACACGAACTTACAAGCGAAGAAATGGAGATTTTACCCGTAGTAGTTCACGGATTCCGAAACTACAAAAAGGCGAATCCAATCAAATCGGAATTAATAGTAACCCGATTAAACGAATATCTTTTAGCAAGAGGTTATAAAATTAAAATGACTGGCGTACGTTTACGAAAAATAGTTAACTATATTCGTACAAACGGCATTATACCACTAATAGCCACTTCTAACGGCTATTTCACAAGCGATTGTAAGGAAATGATAGCTGAACAAATAAAGTCGCTTCAGGAACGAGCAAACAGCATTGAACGTTGTGCGCAAGGATTAAAGAAATTTTTGTAAAAATGAGAATATATATAATTAAACATAAAGGTGCTAATATTTGGCAAAATACAGTTACCGAACAAAGAATTAAAATTAATAATGAAATTGAAATTTTAGCAGGTTATAGTTTTTTTAGAAAAAAAGATGCTTTAAAATATTTAAAAACATTTAAATACAGCGAATTTTTTGAAGTTGTTGGGTGTACGGTTGATAAAACAAATGCGGATAACCGAAAAAAAGTATAATTTTTTTTGATTTCATTGTTATATTAAAAAGAATAGTTATATTTGTAAAACAATTAAAATTTATATTATGAAAAAGTTATTAGAAATTCAGTCAGAATTAAAATGTCCAAAAGGAAGTTTAAACAAGTTCGGAAATTACAAGTATCGTAGTGCTGAACAAATCTTAGAATCGGTTAAACCATTGTTAGCAAAACACGGAGCAATATTAATTCTTAGTGATAGCATTGAACAAGTAGGTAATAAGTTATTTTTAAAAGCTACAGCAACTTTAAAATGCGAAGGTGGTATAGCAGAAGTTTTAGGATGGGCAGAGCTTAGCGAACATAAAGGAATGTCAGGTGAACAATGTACCGGGACAGCTTCCAGCTACGCACGTAAATACGCATTGAATGGTTTATTCTTAATTGATGAAACGGAAAGCGACCCCGATTCAAAAGATAATAAGAAAGCGGAAAAAATAGATAGCGTACGTTTTGAAAAAGCAGTTGAAGCAATACGTAATGGAGAATTTACTATCGAACAGTTACAATCTAAATTTGAATTAACTGAATTACAGCAAAAAGCATTATTACTGATATGAAAACAGCAATAGAAAAATTATTTGAATTGATAGACGAAATACCGTTTTATTCACCTGAAGCGTCAGATTTATATCAAGATATTATGAATTTAAAAGACCAAGCTAAAGAAATGGAAAAGGATCAGATAGAACGTGCATATCTTTATGGTTGTGCTTATGGAATTGATACAGATAAAGAGTTAACACCAGGTAGTTATTACAAAGAAGTATATAAATCAGAATAAAAAATGAAAATACGTTGCTCACAAATAGGAAAATTAATGACTTCCCCAAAAACAAAAGGGGAGGTTTTATCTAAAACTACAAAGACCTACATTCAAGAACTTGCAATTGAACATAAATACGGAATACGTAAAGAGTTTTGGAGCAGGTACACGGATAAAGGTAACGAAGTAGAAGACGAAGGAATCGAATTGGTTAACGATGTGTTGAACTTAGGCTTTATTTACAAGAATGAAGAGAATTTAACCAACGATTATTTAACTGGAACTCCTGACGTAAACACGAATGAAGTTTTAATAGACGTTAAATGTTCTTGGGATGCTACAACGTTTCCGTTTTTTGAAACCGAATGTCCAAACAAAGATTATTACTATCAATTACAGGGTTATATGTGGTTAACAGGAAAAGACGAAGCGTTACTTTGTTACTGCCTAATTAATACACCTTTTCAAATAGTTGAGGATGAAGTAAGGCGTGAACATTGGAAACAAGGGTTAATAGATGAAAGTTTGGATGTAAGAGACTTTGTACAGTCTAAACATAACTTTGACCACATCCCAAAAGAAAAGCGCGTGAAAGCCTTTAAAATAGCAAAAGACGAAAGCGTAATAGAACAAATTAAAGAACGAATAGAGTTAGCAAGAGTATATTATAACAATTTAATCCAAGAATTATGAATGAAGATTTAAAAGTAATGGGATATTACAAGAATGTAACCCGAGAGCAAATAGTACAAATCAAAGACTTTAAAAGGGATAAACTTTGGTACGAAACTATAAGACAAGATGAAGCAAACACAATAAAGGAGTTTTGCTGTTCAACTGAAAGATTTAAAAGGTTATATATTAAAACAAAGTAAAATGAATGATTGGATATTAAAAAAAGTAGTTTTAGAAAATGAAAGCGGACTTACTTATCTTAGGGCAACTTATAATAATGGATTTAAAGAACTTGATGAATTTTTTGAATATGGTTATAAAATACCAACTATTATTGAAGTAAATAAATTTGGTAAAATAGAAGTAATTAAAGATAAAATAAATAAGTAAAATGGAAAAGAGAGACAACAGCGGAGCGTTATTTACTAACGACAAAAGAGAAAAGGAAACGCACCCACACTATCAGGGAAAAGCTACAATCGGTGGAGTAGAGTATTACGTTTCAGCTTGGGTAAAAGACGGACAAAAAGGAAAGTTTCAAAGTTTAAGTTTTAAACCAGTTCAGGAACAAGCGAAGCCGCAAGGCAGACCGCAATACGGAAAAGAGTTCGATGACTTTTTAGGCAACTTATGAATTACGCAGCACAAGTTTTAAGCGAAGCGAATGAAGTAACGAGGGCAATGGTTAAACAGTACCTACAAAAACACGGAATGAGCCTAAACGCTTTTTCTAAGTTAGTAGATATTAAACAACCTAACCTTCATAAGTTTCTAAACGGAAGTAACCTATCGAGTAAGTCAATTGAAAAGTTAGGCGAGTTCTTTAGTAAATAACGTATTCAGATAGTTACCGTTAGAACACTTACTGAATCATTTTTGGATTGTGGTAACACGGTCGGAAGGCGGAACGTAAAAAATTCCGCTTTTTTTTGTTTGGTATTATATTAATTAATATATTTGTACACGTTTAACAATTAAAAATTAGAAATTATGAAAGATTTAGTAAGAGATTGCAGAGAATGTAACGGTTGGGGAACTATTACAATTGAACACAACGGAACTGAGATTCCTTATTTACAAGATGTAGTTGAATATGAGTGTATGAGTTGCACTGGGACGGGTGCAGAATTAGACCCTGAATTAATAAAAGAACGCATTAACGATGTTAATTGGATGATTGAAGGTATGCAAACACGAATGAGAATGCATAGCGATTTCATAATGCAGTTAAAGAAAGGTTATTTACACGAATTAGCAAATAAATACAACGATAGATTAGACACTTGTTCACGAGCATTAGGACGTTTAATGAATTATAAAAGAAAATTGTATAAATTAGCCGAAAATTAGGCTATGAATTTAATACTTTTAATTGCAGTTGCTTGGTGGTTTGTTAACTTCGAACCCCTGCAGCTGCTTTTTGATTTTATATTTACTCAAATTAGAGTTAGTCACCTATCAAATTACGTTCATTCGTCTTTAGGGTGCTGGAAATGTTGGAGTTTTTGGACAACTTTAATTGTTACTCAAAACTTTCCTTTAGCTTGTTTGGGTGCGTTAATTGCTTATACTATAGACATATGTTTGAACAAGCTGAACTTGAAGTAATAAACGAAATAAACGCTTCGCAGGACGTAATTAAATATTCAAA